CTCTTGTCTCTATCGGATGGCAACCAGCCTGAACTGGCAGGGATCAGCCATGACTGGCCTCGACTGGAAACGACTGTCACGGATCATGCGGGATCGTTCGGGGCTGATGTTCAGGGATGGGCAGAGCAGCATCTAGGGCTGACCCTTATGCCTTGGCAGGTGCGCGCGCTTGACGGTCAGCTGGCTTATGACGAGCATGGTGAGCTGCTGCATCGGACGAGTCTTGTTTCTACTGCCAGACAGAACGGCAAGACCGTTGCTCTAGGTAGTTTGGTCGGCTGGTGGCTTACAGAGATGCCGAAAATACGGGGCAAGAAGCAGACCGTCCTGACAACGGCAAATAGGCTCGACTTGGCAATCACACTCTTCGATGAGATAGCCCCAGTTCTCGAGACGCGCTTCGGTGCATCCTGCGTCAAGGCCTATGGGCGGAACTCGGTCACAATGCCAGACGGCAGCAAGTGGACAGTCAGAGCGGCAAAGCCTTCGGTCGGTCACGGCACAAGCAACGATCTGATCGTGGCAGACGAAATCTGGGACATGTCGCAGCTCGCTATCGACGGCGGTCTAATTCCATCTATGCGCGCACGAAAATCGCCGTTGCTTAGCTGCTGGTCAACTGCTGGCACTGAGGCATCAACCGCTTTTCTGCGTTGGCGTGAGCAAGGCCTACGCGCCATAGACCGTGGAGAACGATCGTCGCTGTACTTTGCCGAATGGTCACCACCGCCTGATCTTGATCCGATGAACCCTGCCGCATGGGCTTACGGCAACCCTGCGCTCGGTCATACTTTGGAATTGTCAACGATTGAGGCCGAGTCTCAGAACCCTGACCGCGCTCAATTCTTACGAGCATCAGTAAATCTGTGGGTGGCTTCCGATCGGGGCTGGATTCCGCCGGGTGTCTGGCCTGCACTCGAGCACGAAGGCGACATACCCAAGGGCGGCATTGTTGCCATTGAGACCAGCATGGACGACTCGCGCTACTTCGGCCTGCGCGCCGTGGCATTACCTGACCGCCGCATCGTCGTCACCGTGGCCTTTGTCGTGGACAGTTTTGCAGCTCTCTTGCTCGAGGTTGATCGGCTCACTGCTGAGAGTTGCAAGTTTGCTATCTCACCTAGCATCGACATCCAGTGGCCTCGACATTTAGAGACCAAGAAGGTGATCGTCGGGTATGGCGAAATACTGAAATACACCCCCACTGTAAGGAACTTGATAGCGGAAAAAATGTTGCTACATGACGGCTCAACCCAGTTGGCTGAACATGTGCAGCGCGCGGTCGCTGTCCGATCGCAGGGGTCTGTCGCGGTGTCATCTCAGAGATCGCCCGGGCCGATCGAGTTGTGTCGCTGCATGATCTGGGCAGCTGCACTGTGCTCAAGGCCATCAGTGTCAGGTAAGCCCATGTTGGTCACCGTAAATCAGTAACATACCCTCGGCACTCGGTCGATGTACCTAGCCTTTCGTCGGGAACTGATAGGCCGATCGAGTGCCACCATCACAGCGTCGCTGTCTGTAATGTTGTGGCATGGGATTATTTGACCGCAAAGTTAGCAAGGCCGCCATCAGTCCAGCGCCTGCTAAAGCGGCAGCTGCTGGCGGCGGAATAAATTACTCGTCGCAAAATGCTGGCGTAAACATGATCGGTCAGTATTACACCTATCAAGAGGGTCAACTGAGAGCGGCGGCGGTGTCCATCCCTGCGATCTCAAGGAGCCGCGACTTGCTGGCATCAGTCATTGGCTGCATGCCACTAAAGATGTACAACGAAATGTGGAACGGCGAAGAAATGGAACGCGTTTACATTGCGCCACGCACTTGGCTGCGCCGTCCTGATCCCACAGTTCCGTTTAACTTTCTTATGTCGTGGACTTTTGACGATTTGTACTTTTACGGTCGCGCATTTTGGTACATCACATCACGCACCGCTGACGGCTTCCCAGCAACCTTTACTCGACTACCAGCAGGCTCAGTTACAACACAAGACATGGCTGGCCCCGTATGGTTTGCACCGTCCAAAGAAGTTTATTTTCAGGGCGGAGAAATAGACCCAAAGAACTTGGTGCAATTCTTGTCGCCAACCCAAGGCATGGTCTATTCATCACAGGCCGCAATACAAACAGCACTAAAAATACAAGACGCACGCGCGCGCAACGCATCATCGTCGATCCCTGCTGGCGTACTAAAACAAACTGGTGGAGAACCATTAAGCGCACAAGAACTAGCCGATCTTGCAGCTGCGTTTAACGCCGCACGCGCAACCAACCAAACTGCTGCGCTAAACGAGTTTTTATCGTACGAACCAACGACGATGTCACCAGACAAAATGCTGCTCATTGAGTCAGCAAACTACAGCGCACTAGAAACTGGTGGACGCATTGGCAATGTGCCGCCATACCTAATCGGCGTATCGACCGGATCATATTCTTATCAGTCATCACAACAAGCACGCATGGACTTACTGTTTTTTGGTGTAAAACTTTACGCCGACGCAATAGCAGAAACATTGTCAATGAACAATGTGCTACCTAACGGCACATATGTTGCATTTGATTACGAGTCTTACCTTGAAGAGAACTATCTCGCAGATCAAATGGAAAACCCAATAACAGAAAACACGCAAGAGGAGATCGCAAGCTAATGATTAGATTTACCGCACCATCCGTCAGCATTGACGCAGCCGCAGGCGACGGCACACCATCACGAACCATTACAGGCATAGCAGTCCCATACGGCGTGCCAGCCACAGTCAGCGACGGCACACAAGTCGTCTTTGAGCAAGGCAGTCTGCCAGTCGAAGGCAAAGCCCCACGGCTTTACATGAACCACGACAGCAATCAGGCCATCGGCATCGTCACCGAACGCGTTGACACCCCAGAGGGCATGCTGTTCAGTGCCAAGATCAGCAAAACAGCCGCAGGCGACGAGGCTCTACAGCTCGCCCTTGACGGCGTATTGGACTCAGTATCGGTCGGCGTAAATCCAACCAAAAGTCGCGCCAACGATGACGGCTCAGTAACCGTGTTGGCTGCCGATTGGATCGAGTTGTCTATGGTGCCAGTCCCAGCGTTTGCTGGAGCGATCATTACCGACATCGCTGCAAGTATCCACCACGAACCCGAAGAGACCGACAATAATGAAATACAAGAACCCACAGAGGAGACAGAACCAATGTCCGAAGCAACACCAGTCATCGAGGCCACCATTCCAACGGCTTCACTTCCAGCAGTAGCCAAGCGCAAGTTTGATCTCCCAACACCGGGCGAATACTTCGCTGCAATGCACATCGGCGGAGAAACATTCCGCAATGTCGCAGCTGCAACACAGGAATACATCAAGTCAAGGCAGACCGCTCTCGAAGCAGCTGCAGGCGATGTTCTTACCACTGACACTCCTGGTCTTTTGCCAGTACCAGTCCTTGGGCCAGTGTTCCAAGACCTCAATTTTATCCGTCCAGTTGTGCAAGCAATCGGCGCACGCGCAATGCCAAACGGCGGAGCATCAAAGACTTTTGTTCGCCCAACAATCACAACGCACACAAGCGTCGCTGCACAATCAAGCGAACTTTCTGCCGCATCGGCAACAACCATGGTCATTGCTGCAAACACTGTCAGCAAAACCACGCTTGCTGGTCAAGTAACACTGTCCATCCAAGATGTTGACTTCACAGACCCAGCATCGTTGCAGATCATTCTCAACGACCTCGTCGGCGAATACATGCTCGCATCGGACAATGTCGCAGCAGACGCAATCACTGCTGGAGCAACCGCATCCGGTGCAACATGGACAGTCTCATCAACTGACCCAAGTTCACTGTTTAACGCGCTCTACACCGCCGCCTACAACATCCTCACCGCAACAAACTTCTTGCCAGACCACTTGTTTGTTGATCCCAATGTGTGGCTGTACTTGGGCAAGCAGCTTGATGCTGACAAGCGTCCAGTATTCCCATATGTCGGCGCAGCTGGCCTCATGGGCATGAACGCAGCAGGCACATCAAACATCACCCAAATGAACACATTCAATCCATTTGGTCTGAGCCTTGTTGCAGACAAAAACTTTGCAGCCTCGACGATGGTCGTTGCTCGCGCTCAAGCGATTGAGTTCTACGAGCAGATCCGTGGCTTGATGTCCGTAGAGTTGCCATCCACATTGGGTCGCAACTTTTCGTATGCAGGCTATGTCTCAACCTTCATCGCAGACAGCACCCAAGTTCAATCAATCACGATCGCCTAGTCGAGAGCGGAGCACCCGCTCATGGCTGTTTACAGCGTCACACAAAAGTATCTACTGGATGATTACGCCGTACTGCAATTACTGACCCCATCGGAAATTGCAGTCGGTCAATCCATTACAGTCGCATCAGTTGATGCAACTTTTAACGGCTCATATGTGGTGAGGGCGCTGCCCCAGTATCTATACATCGGTATAGACACTGAGGGCGATCTGCTCTATGACATAAATGTGCCCATCGCTAATCAAGTGCTGTACACAAAAGTCGCTAACAATGTTGAGCGCGTTGCTGCCACTGGCACAGTCACCTACACCCAGACATGCACATGGGTGACTGCCGCGCAGCTCGTCACCTACCTTGGCGTACAGATCACAAACCCATCTGACGATTACACGCTCATCACTCAGGCCGTATCTGCTGGCAATGACTTCGCATATCGTCGCCGTCAAGAAGCTGGATACATCGACAGTCTCACAACGAGTCCGGGTGGGGATGCCACCCTCGGCACACTCATGTACTGCGCGGCCCTCTGGCGCAGCCGTGGCTCGCTCGAGAACACCTTCGCATCCTTTGACGGAATGGGCACAGCGCCACAGCAGAGCCTCACACCGATCGTTAAACAGTTGCTGGGCATCGACAGGCCTGCCTGCGCCTAATGGCTTACACAGACGCTCTCAACGGGGCTATTGACAGCCTTACGACCACACTCACAGCGGTCACTGGCCTTCGAGTAGTCAACGATCCCACAAAACTTGTTCCGAACTGTGTGTACATTGACGCGCCATCCTTTACGACGATCGCTGGCAATGGCAACATCATCCGCATGGACTTCCCAATCAAGGTCATTGGCTCAGGGCCAGCAGGCCTACCAGTGCTGCGCAGCATTCTTGACATCGTCAGCAAAGTTTTACTCAGTCCGATCATTGTCATGGCAGGCCGTCCCAGCAACCTAGAAATCGGTGGGCAGCTCTTTCCGTGCTATGACCTTGACTGTGGAATACAAGCCCAAAGCGCATAAGGAGAAACCATGTACCAATACTTTATTATCAGCCCACGCCTCGGAACCCCGGGCGATCAGTTCATCCCAGACGAAGGTGTCAACATTGACGCACTGCTCGACGGCGGCCTGATATCCACCGACATCGCAAAGAAATCATCTAAAGTCAAATCAGAACCCAAGGAGCAATAGACATGGCTATCAGCAGCACTTACCTTTCTAACCCAAGCATCACGATCAACGCGGTGGACTTGTCCGATCAGTGCACAAGCGCGGTCATCAACTATGTGTCGGAACAACTTGAAAATACGACATTCTCAAATACATCAAGGTCGTTCACATCGGGTCTGTATTCGAATACCGTCACCGTAACTCTTTATCAGTCATATGCAGCTTCGGAGACTGAGGCCAGCATTTACAGCCTTGTGGGCACAACCACGACGCTTGTCTTAAAGCCAAGTTCATCGGCTGTCGGTGCTACGAACCCTTCGTACACTTTGACGGGCGCGTTCTTGTCGGCACATACACCAATCAACGCTTCGCTCGGCGAACTGTCCACAATTGACCTGACATTTAGCGGTGGCGTTTTAACTAAAGCCGTCGCATGATCTCGCGGCATCAGCCGCTGAGAATTACAAGTAGCAAGACCGCACAAGC